CGTCAACGATGCTGGTAAATTCATTCTGGCTAAATGTGCGGCGTGGGTAGTGTTTGTTCCACCCTGAAAACTGCGTTGTTATTGATGCTGATAGTGCTACCTCGGTTGCTGAGAATGTATCAATCAAACCGCGAAATAATATAAAGTTATCCACCGTTGCAGACGTTAAATCTAACTTCGGGTATACGTCAAGCTGTGCGCCAATGCCATGCGGATATGTTTCGCCGTCATAAACTTGTGATTCAGGTTGGTAAATAACACGTTTAATTAACGCTCTGTTGTTGCGCCACTCACTGGTCAATGCCTCGTTTGATAACTCGCTGTTCACATTATCAATTGACAGCGTAACGGAGTCCGATTGCAAGCTTGAATCCTCTTTCAGCGTGTCAAATGTGATAGCCAAAGGTGTATATTCATTACCGCCAATCTCAACGAAAATATCGTGGTCGGTAAACCGTAAAGTTTCAACAAACACGTTGTCGAAGTCGTGCATATCAAACTCAAATAAATGGATGATAGATAATGCGTTGTCTTGACGGACGTTATTAGTCACATCTTTCATTGTTTAACCTCGATCAAATCAGCACTGCAAGAATACAAGCCGTCAACTCGCTTTATAAACTGAAACGAATCTTGAGCGAATCGAGCGTTGGTATTACCATCGGTTACAGACCCTGTTATATAATCGTCCGCAATATAATCGTCGGCAATGTAGCCCGACCATTCATGCGCTTCTGCGCCGAAATCAGGCATACCAAATTCACCCATAATCCCACCATTCTTTCGATAGAAAGTTATCAACCGCATGAAATCATCTTGCTGAAGCACCCATTGTAATGACCACTTTCGCTTCAAGCCACCTTTGTTTCTAGCGTGCCTAACTGATTTACCAATGTTAGAAAATAGCGCGTTGTTTTGATATGTTAATTGAACCGCTTGTGGTGCGGCATCAATCACCACATCCATAAATGATTCGTCGGTAGATGGTGACGGGGTATAGCTACTCGACTGAGCAAACGCATCTTGGTATTCGGAATAGTTGAAAAAAACACTTGTCACTAATTCAATGTTCCCATGAAATAACCTATCCTGAGCTGACACGCCAAACATGAATGATTTAAACACCCACACTGATGTATTAACACCCATCGCATCACGCCGCAAATCTAGATTATCCCCATTCGGCGCATCACTCAAATCCATTATGAAAGTATTAGAATGATTATTCTGATACATAGACCGTAGAGTTTCGAATTCAGCGAATGTTAAACCGCGATATGAAATGGATAGGTTAATGCTCGGAATTGATGACCGAACCACCCGTTGCTCTGACCCTGAGTCAAACTGAACGCCTTCACCCTGCTTGGTCGATTCACTGATGTCCCAATTAACATTCTTTGCAAGCAATGTAGTGGAAAGGTTTAACATCTAAATAACCGCTCTAATACTTTGGCGGACTGAACCGTTGGTGGATAAAGAGCGTGAAATAATGTTTTCAATAACGTGTTTATTCGACACTAGATAATTATTAAATGATGCCGCATCAATAGCCGTCACTTCAAACTTAATATCTGCTGTTGTTGAATTACCACCACCGTTTATAACTGCGCCTTTATTCATCGCGTCAATCGCACCTTTATTGCGTGACGTTCCTGCTCGGTTAACTACCGCTTCACCGACTTGAAGCCTAGCTAATCGCTCATCAGTTCTAAGTCCGACATGGTAGCTTGGGATGAAACCTGCATGATGAGATATGATACCGCCCGTATGCGTTGAAGGAGGAGAAAACGAGCCACCCGTTAAACTAACCCCTTCAGTAAAGCCACTCGTTGATGTTAATGATTCCGCGCCACCACCACCGCCACCATTAAATAATCCAGTAATTCCGCTGATAAGTTTAACCGCCATCATCCGTGCATAGATGCGGATTAAGTCTTTTATTATTGATTGCGTTAAATCTTTAAACGATGCTTTGCCTGATACGACCATTTCTGCCATGCCGTCAGCCATTGAAACTTGAGCATTTGCCCATGAGTTCTTAGCATCTTCAGCGGCATTTTTTGCGGCTGTGCCTAAGATATCTTGACTATCTATTTCTTCTTGAACCTTAATCCTCGCCGCTTCAGCCGCCAATCTATCTTGTTCTATTTTTAATGCCTTCGCATCAGTAATGACTTTTTTCTTCTTGTTGACACCCTCTATGAATTTCGCTATCGCTTTCTTTTCTTTTTTCTCCAATGCGTCTGTCTTAATAACAGTCGTTTCGATTTCCTTATTGTATTCTGCTTGCGCCCTCGTCAAGTTATCTTGCGCCACTTTAACGTTTTTTCTTGCTTCTTCGGACGCGCTCCAGAACCATGTTTCGGTAGCCATTAGTTCGGCTAACGCTAAGTCCATTTCAGCCATTTTAACCGCAGTCCAATCAATACCCTTATTCACGGCTTTTAATGCACCGTTCGTTAGCTCCATAAAGTAGTCGCCTAGGTCGATGACACTATTCCCTAGACCGCTAATAAGCTTGTTTAACTCTTTGTATTTAGACGTTCCTAATTTGTTTTGTGATTCAGCAGTAACAACGCCGAGTATATCCATAGCTTGAGCCGCTGACATTGATTTCATATCCATGTCTTTGAATGCAATACCTGCCGCGCCTAATCGCTGCTCCAAGATATCGACTACAAATCCCGTTTTTTCGCCTGAAGTTGAAAGCTGAATTAACGCAGTATTTATTGATTCGGTTGACTCATTGGGAAACGCCGCGCCAAGCGCAATAGCTTGAGTCGCAAGGTCTTTCATTTTCTGTTCTGATAACCCTGCTGATTCAGCCGCTTTTAAAAACGAAACAACCTCGGTGGAGGTGATGTCGCTTAATTCAGAAGTAGCTTTAGCCCAATCCCGTAGCGAATCGCTCAAGCCAACCGCCATCTTATCGAACTCGCGACCCTTCATCATCGCCGCAGAAACAGCCGCCGCGATGACAGCGACGCCAGCCGCCGCACCTTTAAAACTCTTACTCATCTTCTTTATTGATGCGTTTGAATCTTCAGCCATTTCTTTGACCGAGTCGCCTAAATCATCGACTTTAGCCTCTACCTTTCCAATTTCCTTTTGCGCCTTCGTTCCTTTTACAAGAACCTTGATTATCATATTTTCAGCCATCGTCAGTTCCTTTTGGTAGTATTCTGTACGCCAATAGCGTTCCGATTTCCTGCATTGGCAACTCGTTAATTTCGGTTATGGACTTATGTAATTCAAAGGCAAGCATCGCCTTCGCCTTCAGCCAATCATCTTTTTTATTGCGGCAGTCTGCTCCTCGACGATTGCGCCAACTGATTTCAGACCCATTACGCTCGCTAAATATGCCGATGTTTCATATGCTATATTTTCACGAATCCACTTGACCTTAGTGATATTGGTAAAAACTCGCTCGCCTTTCTTGTTCAGTAGTTGAAAGTAAATAATATGGCATCTAAGCAGGTCATCGTCATAGTACGATAAATCCGTAGTTGAGCCATCGGCTTCCTGCACGGTTTTTGTTCGCTTAGATAATCCCATAGCACGAGCATGGTCATCTCCTGACATAATTCTGTAGTAGATTTCATGCATCTCGCCGTCCATAAACAAATGAGCCGTTTTAATGTCCTTACTTTCTTTTTCTAATGCTTCGAGTAGTTTTTTCATATTTAAAAAATGGGGCTTTGACACCCCATTCCATTACGCAATCGTAATCGCGCCAGTCCCTTCAAAGTTGAAACTCACTTCTACGATACCAGAAACGTCATTGCTCACTGATTGACCAGTGATAATCGCGCTACCTGAGTATTTGTCGTATGAGCCAAGTCCATCGCCCAACTGTAAATCAAGCGCAACCGCTGACCCACCTGTTAAGCCTGTTTGCAATGCCCCTTCAGCCGTACCACTCGCGTCAAAGATTGCAGTCACAGAACCAGACCAACTTTTTAAAGTAGCAACACTTTCTTTCCACCCTGCCGAGCCGAAATCTGTTGTTTCTACCGTTTCTTGAGCAATGTCTAAAGACCACGCTTTCGCGTTGCCCATTGCCCCACTTGCGACGGTAATACTTCCGTCATGTCCTTTTATAGCCATTATTTTACTCCGATTTTGGTTGTGACAAATGTCACCATTCGCCCACGTTCAGACCGTTCAATATCTACTGTTATTTCGTGAATGTCACCCGCTCTAGTTTCATCAACGATGGCATTTACCCGTTTTTCGGAATAAAGCCGCTCTTCCAAAAACAATTCAATTGTCGTTGAAACATCGTAAACCCTATCGTCAAACGTTGATAAATCTTCATTGATAACAAAGGCGGTTGATAACTCACGGAACTCGCGGTTATTTAACGTATCCTTTTTCGTGAATTTGTAGCCTTTAGATTTCAGCAACCTAATCATTTACCCAATACCACTCGATTAGATGACAGCAATTTTTCAGACTCTTCCAGTGTCCCATCTTCATCTAAATCATAATCAGCACGGATAGCTAACATTTCGCCACTGTATGCCTCTTTGAAAGATAAATAAGATTCATGAAATACGTCATCAGCATTTGCATCTTGACGCTTTGACAAGCAGATTAACTCAACCGTTTTCAACAGGTGTAATTCCTTGACCTGCGAAACTGTCTTGAATAAATCAATGTCTAAACCCTTGTTCCGAAGTTCGTTTTTAATGATTGAAAATGCTCTATCAATATAAACTTTCCAAGAAATAAGAGTGATGCCAAACCCTGTGGACGAATCCACTGAGCTTGACACCGCATCAAATCCAAATGTCGCTGTCGTTGCTGAAGAATAGGTTGATACAACAGCATCCGTTCCTGCATTATCTCCACTGATAAAACCAATAGTTGCGCCAACAATCTCATCGTCCTGAAGCGACGTTAGTCGTTTGCAAGTTAATGTAGTTGTTGAGCCACCATCTGCTTTCTCGTAGAAATCCGCAAGAATCGGAAGTGCTGTTATAACGTCAGCATTCGTTAGCGACCAAGCCATTAGTGACCACCAAATGCACGGAGTGCTTTTAAAGCCTTCGCGTGTTTAGCGGTTACAGTAACAGCCTCGCCACTTTTGAATGTATACGTTACGCCGTCAATCATATGACTACCATCACGTATCGCGACTAATGGTTCGGCAGATACCGTTTTGGCTTCTGCCTTCTTGCTACCTGCCTTTGCCATGTTATGCCCCAGTGATTACGCGTAGTGCGTTTTCATCTATCACGCCATATTTTAGGATTCCATACCAACCTACGTTAACTGAACGCCCAAGATTGTCATTACCTTCAACCACTCTGAGAGCAGGAGTAGAAGCGACAGCCTTACCCAATGCGTTCACGCCGAAGCAAGATACTTTACCTGCTGTTACATTTGAATCTTCCACCAACGTGAAGCCTTCTAATGAACCAACAACGCCGCTCGTAGCCGCACCAATATCAGTATTTTGTGCGATAGTTATGAAAGCACCTTTAATGTCTGAAATTTGGCTAGGATTAACGAATGCTACATAACGCCCATCAGGGAATTTAGCGATACCTGCGTTTGCCAGTGCTGTATAAGCAGAGCGTAAATCGCCCGAAGCTAAAGTACCAGCAGAACCAGCCGCAATAGTATTAGAGCCGCCTTCTACAGCCGCAAGACCTAATGCATCAGTAGTTTCACCTAAGTTAACACCGACTAATTGAGCAGACGCTAAATCAGCTTTACCAGCCGTTGCAACATTAGCTAGGCTTGTTGATGTAATGACAGAACCGTATTCAGCCATTGATAGCGTCACTTTGGTATCGGTCATTGTTGTGGAAGATGCTTCAGTACCGTCAGTCAATGGTGTTGTTGCCGCCGCCATTCTTGAAAATACTGTGAACGCAATACTATTCGCCATATCATCCTGACGGATAGTTGCATACGCATCAATCTTGTTGTAGCTGTTACCGCTCACGATTACAGCTTGATTCATTAGGTCGACAACGCTGTCGCTTAGAATCGCTTTTGTGTTTACTGCCATTTTATACTACTCCAGTTAATTAATTTCTCTCTGAAGCTTCATCAATTCATCAATGGTTGTGCAATTCTTGATTCGCTCACTGACATCTAATGCCTGTTTGCTCGTCGTTGAATCGACCTTCATTGGTTTAGATTCCGCCACAGAAAATAAGTAAGGTTTATCACCTCGCAATTTCTCAATAAAAGGCTCTAATTCAAAGTTCTCTTTGCCTGTTTCTTGACCCAAGAGATGCTTGAAATAATCAGCTTCTTTTATCTCGTTTTTAGCAATCACACCTTCAATCAAAGCATCGGCTTTAATCTTGGCATTATCACTTTCCAGACCTGCAATCGTTGATGATAGCGTAGCGATTAATTCAGATGCTTTATCTAGTTCAGATTTACTTGCTTCATCTGATTCACGCTTTGCTGTTATCAATTCCTGTGCCTGTTCGATTGAATCTACACCCAGCAAACTAGCCAACTCTGTTTTCGCACGGGTCGCGCCCTTGCTGAAACCTTTGTCAATTAATTTATCGAGTTTAGATTGCGATAAAACCACCTCATTTTCTGTCTTAGGAGTTTCGACACTTTCCACCGTTTTTTGCTCGTCAGCCATTTTAATCACCTTGTCGGTTGTTGTT